GAGCAGTCGCATGATCTCTCTCCAAAAGTACGCCGCTCCCGACGGGAGCATCAAGCGCACTGGCCTGGGCGAACCCAGGCCGCTACGCTCGTAGCGGAACGGGGGAGAAATCTCCCCCGCTGGATCAGCCAAGGGTCTTGGCGATCAGCGCGGCGCGGTCAGCGCCGACCGTGGCGACGAACGCCGCCCACGCAGCCCGCTCCTCGCGGGAGATGCGCGGAGCCTTGGCAGGCTCGGCCTTGGCCGAGGTCTTGCGGACGATGTGGTACGCGAACTGACCGCGAGCGCGGTCGTAGGCTTGCTGGTGCGCTGCGGTGCGCTCGGTGCGCTTGGCTTCGACGATCTTCTGAGCCTTGGGCTCAGCGATGTCCAGCGAGCCCATGAGGTAGTTCAGGATCCACTGATCCCGCATCTCACCCTGCTGCTCAGGGGTGAAGGTGAGGTACTGTTTGTGCCAGTGTGCAGTAGCGTCTTGGGTAAGACGGTCTGTCTGGCCGTAGGTGAAGGCAAACTGTGCAAATGTCTTCTTCATGATGCTCTCTCCGCGTGGGGGAGATTTCTCCCCCGGTTGATGCAGCTAGGGCGAATCCCCAACCGCTGAAGCTATTTTACCATATGGGGGTTCTGCGATTCTCTTTTGCCGTAGCCTAGAACCCACCGTACGGGGGGGGAGCCCTATGTGCAGCAAGGTACTACGTCGTTGTATGAACATGAATCCCCAACCACACTACATAATTTTTTAGACACCAATTTTGCCTTTAATATGCGCACCCACCCCCTACATAAATTTTTCTTCGACCCCCACCACTACATAAAAATTTCTAGCTTTTTCTGTCCAGTCTTTGACACAACATAATAAAAAAAGCCCCCGAGGGGCATCGGGGGCTTAAAGCGGTCTTTCGACCACCTCAGGGAGAAAGCAAGTAGAAACTTGCAAGGAGACAGTTGCGAATATACACTGCGCCCAACTCGGGCGCAAGCCCTGCGAAAACATGCTGGATCACCTCCTTAACTTCGAGCCTGCCATCTGCGGCATCGCAGACACCGTGCCGTTGGAGAAGACTTCTCCCCAGGCGCTCATCGACGCGCAGCATGAGACGGCAAATTGGCTGGAATCTTTAGGAGCGCCCACTGCCGACACGGCAGATACGGCTGCCGCCTCCTCGCTGGCTCAGAGCGCGTTCCAGTCGCTCGTCAAGCCCGACACCGATCCCAAGCAGAAAGCAGCGCTCCTCGCGCTCAAGACGCCCGCTGCGGTGCGCCACCTCACCGGCATGCTCACCGCCTATGACTGGGAGTTCGTCAATCAGGCCAAGGAGCTTCGTGGCTACGCGGTGTCGAAGATCCTCGAAGAGATAGATCACCCCGACGCTCGGATACGCTTGCGTGCCCTGGAGCTACTGGGCCGGGTTACAGAAGTGGCGCTCTTCACCGACCGTGTCGAGGTCAAGAAGACGGACATCACCGATCAGGAGCTTGAGAGCAAGCTCAAAGAGAAGCTGGCGCGGTTCATGGGTGTGGTAGACGCCACGCCGACAGACGCTGTACTCTTGGAAAACAATGAAACTGCCTGATTTCCTGACGCCCAAGCAGGCGCAGGCCATCCAGGCCGCGCTCCCCACCATGAGTGTGCGGGAGAAAATGGAGTTTTTTGATCTCTTAGAAGAGAAAGAGCGCCGACATCGCATTACTGCTGCGCAGAACACACTGCTTGGATTCGCTCATTTCAACTATCCGGGCTTCAAAGAGGGCGCTCACCACCGCAAACTGGCGCAGATCTTTGAAGAAGTGATCTCCGGCGTTAAACGCCGGGTAATTATCAACATTGCGCCTCGTATGGGTAAGTCTGAATTCAGTTCTTACCTGTTTCCTGCCTATTTTCTAGGCAAATTTCCCCATAAAAAGATCATCATGGGGACGCACACGTCGTCTCTGTCCGAAGACTTCGGTCGGCGCATCAGAAATCTCATCGAGACGCATGAATACAACACTATTTTTCCTGAAACTGAGGTCTCTGAGGACCAAAAAGCGTCAGGTAAGTGGTCTACGAGCGCCGGAGGTCAGTACTACGCCGTAGGCGTGGGTGGTAGCATCGCAGGACGGGGCGCTGACCTCTTCGTCATTGACGATCCGCACTCAGAACAGGACATCAAGGCAGGCACACGCACGCCGTTCGACGCTGCGTGGAACTGGTTCCAGACCGGCCCTCTCCAACGCTTGATGCCAGGGGGTGCGATCATCGTGATCATGACCCGGTGGTCTCAGTTGGACCTCACGGGCATGCTGATCAGCCACCAGATCAAGAATCCCGACGCCGACAAGTGGGAGATCGTGGAGCTTCCGGCCATCCTGCATGAGCACACGCCGCAGGAGAAGTCTCTGTGGCCCGAGCAATGGCCCCTGGAGCAGCTTCAGGCCAAGCGTGCGGGCATGGACCCTCGGTTCTGGCAGTCCCAGTACATGCAGAACCCCACCTCGGAGGTGGCAGCGGTCATCAAGCGCGAGATGTGGAAGCTCTGGGAGCCCGAGAAGCCGCCCACTTGCGAGTACATCATCCAGTCGTGGGACACCGCGCACGAGACCAAGACCAGCGCTGACTACAGTGCCTGCACCACGTGGGGCGTGTGGTTTAACGAGGAAGACAACGACAACGCGCACATCATCCTGCTCGACGCGATCAAAGGCAGGTGGGCATTCCCGGATCTGAAGAAGCGTGCCAGCGAGTACTACCGCGAGTGGGAACCAGACGCGTGTCTGATCGAGAAGAAAGCCGCTGGAGCGCCGCTCATTCAGGAGCTTCGGGCGATGGGTATACCCATCAGTGAGTTCAGCCCCAGCCGGGGCAAAACAGGCACCAGCAACGACAAGGTGGTGCGCCTGAACGCGGTGTCCGACATGTTCACCTCAGGCCGTGTGTGGGTGCCAGACACCCGCTGGGCCCGGGAGCTTGTGGAGGAGGTCGCGGCCTTCCCCGCTGGTGAGCATGACGACTATGTTGATACGATGACCCAGGCGCTCATGCGCATGCGCAACGGCGGCTTTATCCGCCTGCCGACCGATGAGCCCGATGAACCCCGTCAATTCCGCAGCCTGCGACGGGCTGCGTATTACTGAAAGAACCTGACATGGCAACGAACTTCGACCAAGCCCTCATGCCTTTGGACACTGCCCTCATGGGCGACGAGCCTGCCATCGAGATTGAGATCGAGAACCCCGATGGTGTGATGCTTGGCATTGACGGTGTAGAGATCGACCTCATGCCTGAGCCAGAGACTGCAGAGGACTTCGGTGCCAACCTTGCCGAGTACATGGACGACGGTGAGCTTCAGACGCTGGCCTCAGAGCTTGTCTCCCTGGTAGACGCAGACATCAACAGTCGCAAAGACTGGACCGAGATGTTCGTCAAGGGCTTGGAAGTCCTTGGCATGAAGTATGAGGAGCGCACCGAGCCTTGGAACGGAGCCTGTGGCGTATACAGCCCGCTGCTGACCGAAGCGGCCATCAGGTTCCAGTCAGAAATGATCACGGAGACCTTCCCTGCTCAGGGCCCGGTGAAGACGCAGATCATCGGTGCCATCGATAGGCTCAAGGAAGACGCAGCAGAGCGAGTTCGTGATGACATGAACTACATGCTGACCGAGCGAATGATTGATTACAGGTCCGAACACGAACGGATGCTGTATTCCCTTGGCCTGTCAGGTGCGGCGTTCAAGAAGATCTATCCCAATCCGAGTACTGAGCTACCTGCGGCTCCGTTTGTCCCGGCTGAAGATCTGATCATGCCTTACGGGGCATCCAATGTTTACACAGCCGAGCGCGTGACTCACATCATGCGTAAAACTGAGAACGAGATCAAGAAACTACAGGTTGCTGGCTTTTATAAAGACGTAGAACTGGATGAACCTGTCAGGTTCTTTACTGACATTGAGAAGAAAAAAGCCGAGGAGCAGGGGTATACCCTTACCGATGACGATCGGTATCAGGTGCTGGAGATCCACGTAGACTGGGACATGCCGGGGTACGAAGATGAAGTTCCTTTGCCATATGTGGTCACGATTGAGCGTGGTACTCAGACGGTTTTGGCAATCCGACGAAACTGGGACGAAGCAGACGAGCAAAAGCTCAAGCGACAACACTTCGTTCAGTACACCTATATTCCTGGTTTTGGCGCTTATGGTCTGGGTTATATCCACCTTATTGGTGGTTATGCTCGCGCTGGCACTTCCATCATTCGCCAACTCGTTGATGCTGGAACCCTGTCCAACCTGCCCGGTGGTCTGAAAAGCCGGGGATTGCGGATCAAAGGTGACGACACCCCTATCGCTCCGGGTGAGTTCAGGGATGTAGACATCCCCAGCGGATCGGTCAGGGACAACATCATGCCCCTGCCGTACAAGGAGCCGAGCCAAGTTTTGGCGGCGCTGCTTCAGCAAATTACCGAAGATGGCCGTCGTCTAGCCGCTATTGCTGATCTCAAGATCAGTGATATGTCGGCCCAGGCTCCAGTGGGGACTACGCTGGCAATTTTAGAGCGGCAACTCAAAACCATGAGTGCTGTTCAGGCGCGGGTTCACGCTAGTTTGCGGATGGAGTTCAAGCTCCTGAAGGGCATCATCCGCGACTTTCTGCCTGCAGACTATTCCTACACGCCGGAAGGCGGGGACCGGTCGGTCAAGCAGTCCGACTACGATCTCGTAGAGGTGATCCCGGTCAGTGATCCAAACGCAGCCACTATGGCGCAGCGGATCATGCAGTACCAAGCGGCTCTGCAGTTGGCCCAAGGGGCCCCGCAGATCTACGACTTGCCTCAGTTGCACCGGCAGATGCTTGAGGTTTTGGGCATCAAGAACGCAGAGAAGCTGGTCCCGGTTGAAGACGATCAGAAACCGCGTGATCCTGTGTCAGAAAACATGAGTTTCCTGACAGGTAAGCCTACAAAGGCGTTCATTTACCAAGATCATCAAGCGCACATCACGACTCACATGAGCATGATGCAAGACCCGATGATCATGCAAATGATGGGCCAAAGCCCTATGGCGCAGCAGATGATGGGCGCAGTGATGGCTCACATCGCAGAGCACATGGCGTTTGCTTACAGGCAACAAATTGAGCAGCAACTGGGTGTTCCTATGACTGCGCCGGATCAGGAGCTTGACGAGCAGACCGAGGTTCAGTTGTCCCGTCTGGTGGCTCAGGCCGCGCAACAGTTGCTACAGAGCAACGTGCAGAAGGCCCAGCAGCAACAAGCCCAGCAGCAAGCGCAGGACCCCGCCCTGCAGATGGCACAGGCTGAGTTGCAGTTGAAGCAGGCCGAGATGCAGCGCAAGGCCCAGAACGACCAGATGGACTTCCAGATCGCGCAGCAAAAGCTGCAGCTTGAGGCGCAGCGCCTGCAGCTTGATGCTCAGAAAAACCAGGGCGAGGACCCCCGCATGAAGTCCATGCGGGCGCAGCAGGAGCTTCAGCAGAAGGAGCAGTCGCATCAGCAGAAGATGCGTCAGCAGGCGCAGTCTGGCGCGATCAAAAACAGGCAGCAGATGATGGATCACATGATGCGTCAGCAGCAGCGATCATCAAAACCTGCAAGTAAGGAGTAACAAATGGCTACCACTGCGTTCGACGTGGTTGTTAAGGAAATTGAGGAGCGCCGCGAGTCCATCGCGCAGGCGCTTATCTCAGGCTCGGCAAAAGATTACGCCGAGTACAAGTTCATGACGGGTGAGATCCAGGGTCTCTCACGCGCTCATGCTTTCATAACCGACCTTGTGCGAAAGATGGAAAACGACGATGAGTGAACTACTCCTGAGTGACGGTGCAAGCACCACAGTATTGCCCGAAACCGACGCAGAAAAGGCCCGTCAGGTGCCTGATCCTGTGACGTACCACCTGCTCTGTGCGCTCCCCAAAGCAGAAGAAGAGTATGAGAGCGGCCTTGTGAAAGCAGGCCAGACCATGCACTTCGAAGAGTTGATGAGCCCGGTGCTGTGGGTGATGAAGATGGGCCCTGATTGCTACAAAGATCCGCTGCGCTTCCCCAGTGGGCCTTCGTGCAAGCTAGGCGATTTCGTCTTGGTCCGACCGAATACGGGCACGCGCCTGAAGATTCATGGTACGGAGTTCCGCATCATCAACGACGATAGCGTTGAAGCGGTTGTCCAAGACCCCCGTGGCATCCAAAAGGGAGGACGCTGATATGTCGGATTTCAAGTTCCCGGATGAGATTGAGGCTGAAAAGCCCACGGAAGAGAAGCTGCAGATTGAGATCGAAGGCGAAGGCGAGATTGAGGTTGTTGACGACAC